TTCTCTAATTTATCAATTAATTCATTATGATCAAGAGGATATTGATCTATATCTAAAGCACCAAACTTACATTTATTTTCTTCGTTAATCGGTATGGCACCGACACCTTGTTTACCATCTATGTGGCTCTGTACTAATTCTAATGTTAATGGATTTCTTACAATATAAGATTTTGCTTTTTGTTTACCAGCCATTCTTTGAGTTGACACTTCTGTCTGACCATGTGCTGATCGAAAGCCTTCAAATGCTTTCATTAATTCTTCTGCTAAATTCACTCTTCACTCCAAAAAAAAAGAGCCGTGACTTGGAGGACGTAGCCACGGCTCTAGTTATTAAAACGGTATTTCGTCTTCTGTTTTATTTGATGACATTTCATCGGCAGAAGCCGCAGCCATTTTAATCTCCCCTTTTCTAAAACTTTGATACATAGTCCTAGCCTCTAACATCATAGCCTCTAGTTCTTTTGTTATCTCAGTTACACGATCAACTTTATAGTTATACCAACTGCCTTGATCGTTGCTTTCTGCAATGGTCTTAATTGACCATGCAGTTCCGTATAGTGGCATAGGTTTACCCGAAGGTAATCTTATACCATTCTTCATCGTGTTCCATCTACGAGACACTTTTAATTGTGTCTTTTTCATGTCAAGAACCGCTGGAGAACTTAATTTAGTTTCGGGATCCATCACTTGTACAAGATGTTGATGTGTCCTTACCAACTCATTACCAGACGGCAAAATCTCTGCCGCACCTTCACGAGTTGTAAGAGTTATATCTTTATCATCGGCAGATAATTCTCTTATAAAACCACCACCACTTGATCTAAGTGCGAACTCCAGGAATTTCTTTTCAAAGAAACAAGGTACAACAATTACACCTTCATCTGCTTTGTATACCTGTTGCGATACAGTGTTGAATATGTCGCCTTGTTCGGCTCCCTTTATATACAAACTGTCTTGCTTGTTTAATTGTGGTGATAATGCTTGTAAGATCCTTATGAAAGGAATTTGCATATCATCAGTCGTGAAGTTTTCAAGACCAGCACCAGCCTCTTCTTCAAGTAATGAAGATAGATCTGACACTGCTACTTCTGTCTTTGCTTTTTGTGCTACTGCTTGGGACATTACTGACCTCCTTTTATTTTTGCACGGTTACCAACATAGACTCCAAACGTATCGAAATCGACCTCTTGACCATTTTCAATTCTGTTCTTTACCCATGTTCTTAAAGTCATTGGATGGATGTGAGTTTTTTGTGCAGGATTTAATCCTTGCTTTGATAAATCATCAAGCACGGCACCCGCTACATTGTCTTGACCCATTCCAAACTGAACGACAACTTCATTCTTAATTATATCTGCCTCTCCAATAGAACGTAAGAAAGCAAAAGCCTCTGCCTTCTTATGCTCGGGGATACGAGCCGATACAAATTTATCTACGGAAATTTTGTTGCCATCAACTGTCAGACTTTCAACACCAAGTTCTTCCATTAACGATGGTATGTCCTCTTCATCAATGGTTCTCTTTTTGTATTGTAAGTCTTTCAGATATTTTTCGGCATCCTTGACCTGTTTATCAAGGTCAATGGTTTGCCTAATAAGTGAAGATAGTCTTTTAGTACCATCTTCTCCAACCTTATCAAATGCTTGAGGGTTGGCAGCTTCTTCTTCAAACAGTGAAAACACATCACTCATCATTCTCTCCTTCTAGATTAAAGTTTATACCCTTCGGTACTGGTTCTAAGGTTTTAACCCCTAGCTTTTATATTGTCAATATTATTCGTCTGACTTTTCTTCCACAAAAATTCTTGCTTTGTTAGAAAAGAAATCTGACCACCTATTGACCTATCATTGTCTTCCGACAATTCTTTTAGCATAGTCCAAGTCTTGATTGGCACTGCTACTGATTTCCATTTTTCTGAATCCATAAAATTCTCCCTTTTAATTGTTATGCCTATGATTTAATATAATGTCAAATAATTTCTCATTTATTTTTATACTGCTTTTTCAAAATGTAATGGAATAGGTAGAGGTTTATCTGCCTCACGCTGTTGTATTGCACGACTACTCTCGTAAAGACATCTTTCAACTGCAAACTTCCAAGATTTTTCTGTAATGTTATCATCGTTAAATGTGTCTTTGTGTATTCTTTTTGTTATACCTCGAACCATACCCACAGGTAAGAATTGTATTTTTCTCAAAGGTAAACAAACCAAAGCTAAAATATCACAATCTTCTTTTGTGTATGCTCTCTTGGGACTACCTTTACTTGTTGTGAAACTATATTGTTTTCCAACACCAATCCCAGCTTTGTTCTTCTTATACTTTTCATTTGTGTGAGTTGATGTTTTTACTTCTACTCTTAATGCTATGGGGAGACCATGACCTTTAATCGCTATCAAATCTGTCCCATCTTGTTTTACCAAATCACAACTGACTCCAAGCATTGTTAACTCGAAAGCCGTAAAAAGTTCTCCAGCTGTTCCTGTTAGTTTTTCTGCTCTGAAATTTTTAGCCATTCTAAAACTTCCTCTCCTAATGTTTTATTTGCTATTTTATCCTTTTGTAACAAGGACTTAACTATGTGTACATCAACTGTGTTGGGGCACACTAAATCAACATAAAGCACTGGTTTGTGTTGACCTATTCTATGACATCTGTCTTCTGATTGTTTTCTAGACTCCAGGTTAAAATCATTGGAGTAATAAATTACGTTTGAGGCAGCCGTTAAAGTTATACCACGGCCCCCAGTTTGTGCATTACTTACAAAAAATCTTGTGTCTTTATCATTTTGAAATCTGTCTATGGCAGAGTCTCTATCTTCTTGTGAGGTGTCTCCATAATAAGTAACCACGGAACCCGATCCATAGGTTTTAGATAGTTCGTTTTTAATTTTCTTTATGTCATATCTAAATCTAGACCATATAATTACTTTGCCTTCCATTTCTTCTATGACTTCCATCATGACTTTTATTCTGTTGTTAGCAAGTTCTACAGTTTCTCCATCATCACTAACAAGATAGCCACAAAGCAATTGTTGTAATCTCAACAATCTTGTCATGACTTCGGGTGCAGTGACCATCTCTCCTTCTTCTAAAAAGATCACTGATGTCTTCTTCATACTTTCATAATGTTCTTGTTGTGTGGAAGTTAATTCAACTTGTCTTGTTGTATAAATTTTGTTTGGTAAATCCAAAGCCTCTTTCTTTGTTGTTCTGTGAGCAAACAGTTTTAGTTTCTGTGTTAACTCATCTAAGTTTTTATATCCAACAACTTGATTAAAACTATGACTGCCCATTCTTTGTTGTTTGATTATGGCAAATCGTCCTTGGAAAGACCAATAGCTATCGTATCCAAGAAGTTTTGAATTTAGAAAAGCACATTGTGAATACAGATCCAAAGGCGATTGTGTTATCGGAGAGCCTGTCAGTATTCTTTTATACTTGGCAGTCGCACCAAATTTCATTATCGCTTTTGTACGTTTCGCTTTTATGTTTTTGATTGTTGTTGACTCATCAACGGCAAGTAAAAATTCACTTCTGTGGGTAAATGATTCAAGAAACCCGGGTGCTTTCTTTGTAACGAATGACTCTACATTCATTATTAATATTCTAAACTTATCTCTCTTGGATATACCCTCGACTAATTTTTTCTTTTCATTCCGTGTGGCATTAGCTTTCCATAAATATATGTCGGGGTTCATATCATCGGGTAAATGAATTGGTATCTCATTGTTCTTCCAATTCATGTACACACCTTTTGGTGCAACTATAATTGCAGTATCAATTAATTTCTGCTGCCATAGCCAATAAATGTTATCGATTAAAACTTTTGATTTGCCACAACCCATTTCCATAAAGTATGCGAAATTTTTCTTGTCATGACTTCTTTGTAAAGCCTCCTCTTGATGAGCATAAGGCTTGGTCTTGTATTTGAATTGCATATAGTCCCCTTATATGTAGTCATTAAGTGTTAGCGATGAACTTGCAGATCTTGTCGTTGCTATCTTTCCTCTGTATGGTTCTTCTCGTTGCACGGCACGAGGGTCATCTGTTCCTGTAAAATCTGTTTCGGGTAGTTCACTCTGTTCCTCTGTTGTTAAGAACGGTCCCCAATATCCTCTCCATCCATCAAGAGAATTTCTTTCTTTCCTTTTCCAACCTTCAAGCCGAGCTATCTTCTGGATCGTGTCCCCATCCGTCCCAATCTGGTTCGAAATGGATTGTGTATCTCTCCCCACTTCCCACATCCTCTTCGCTACGGCTACGGCTAGGTGTGGATGGTTTGGGAAAAGGGATGACGTTATCTCTATCTTTAGAGTGTAAGTCTTTTTTTCCATTTTGTTTACTCATCATTCTCCTCCTCTTCAAGTCCATTCATTATTCCAAATCTTGCAGACTCGAGATGCCAAAGCACCTCGGCTGGGTCTTTCATAGTTGTAATCATCTGAACATACCCATCTTTTGAATTTGTCCCTACAATTAAAACTTGTTCAAATTGTCTTGCAGCCAACTCACATACCATAGGTACAGGTTTAACTGTTCTCTTAACTTTATATGGAAATTTAATTACATTGTCACTCATTTTAATTGTGAGCCTTGGCAACAATCGTCCACAACACTATGGCACAAAACACATTGCTCATGACCATGTATGTTAACAGTCTGTAATGTTCCTTGACACCTGGGACATCTCGGCAAACAATGCGTTTTGATTTCTTCTTTTTTCCATTCATAATTTACTTCCTCACTCATCTTTTATCTCCGATCTAATTGAATGTGTGTGACCATTATATTTCATTTCAGTATATTTAGAAGCTTGTTTTCTAGCATGTTGTGCTTCTTCTTCCATTCCCACGGATGCGAATTCTACGGCTTCTTCCTCGAATTTTTTTATGATCCTGTCTATAAGTCTCATAGTCCTTCTCCTTAACTATGTTGTAATCACAATCAACAAACACATACCCAAGATTTTCCCACGAGTTTTTATTTTCTTCTCTGTACAATGCTCTTTCTATCGCTTGTTTTTCTGTTGTTGCCTCAACTTTTATTGTTCTTTTTACGTTTGTAAATAACTCTATGTAATGTGACTCTGCATTATTGTAGTTGATAAACTCTGTTTCATATTTTTTTCTTGTTGCTTTCTTTACCATTTTTATTGTGCTCGGTCTCACTTTTGTCCTCCTTTTCTATATGAATACTTCACATTATCTTGAGGCATACCTCTTCTACTACCTCCCATTATCCTTCCCAACTCTGTTGATCCACTCTCCAATCTTGTCGGTTCATGAAACACTCTTCCGTATTCAATCTCTCTTTCTGCTTTCAAACTGTTTTGTGAACCCCAATCTTCGTCAGCTTCAAATTTTTTTTGGGCTTTTTTTAATTGTAAATGATCTCTTCTTATCTGCTCTGATGCAGATCGTCTCGCAAAATTGTTTTTCTTAATCAAAGTTAGTCCTCCTCGTTTTGTTTTCACATTTATATTTTAGTTCATACGGAAACGGCACAACAGTTCTTACCATGTCTGCCATCTCATGTATCCTTGCCATGCATTTCTTTTCAGTTGTATAACCATTCGGAGCTTCCATATCATGTAACTCGAAACAACTTCTCTCGCCTCCTGGTGCATGAACCAAGGAGCAAATTAATAACATGGCTTTGAACATCTACAAATTAGTTTCGTTCAAAATTTTTCTCCATGCAGTCATCAACTCGTCTGCATAGATGTAGCCTCCTTGTATCTTTCTTAGATCTTCACAATTATCAGAAACTACTCTTTCCATTCTGTTAATTGCTTCTTCCATAGGCATATCTATTCTTCTATCTAGATTTTCCACAGTTTACTCCTAAGTTTTTTTTAATTCTCCTAAATTATCTTATAAAAGTCAAGCGATATTAATTTTCTATATTGTTTCTCTCATAATTTTTTGTTTTGTTTTTATTTTTTTTAAAATAGGTGTATAAGTGTATAAGTGTATAATGTCTTCTGTAACTGTTGATATACTTCAAATAGTTCAGTACACTTTTGTATACACTCAGTACACTTTGATACAGACAAGATGAAGCCGCAAACATTTTTTTTGGTTTTAAATTGAAAAAATATGAGAATAAACCTATTATATTTTGATTATGGCAAAAGAAAAGTTCCTTACAAACAGACAAAAAGAATTCTGCAAACTTATTTGTGAAGGCATTTATAGTAATGCCGAGTGTGCAAGAAGAGCAGGATATTCCGAAGGACAGGCAGCCAAGACTGCAAGTCTTTTGTTGAATGGTAAAGATTTTCCTTTGGTTACTGAACATCTTAAAGAACTCCGAGAGATTAGAGAAAAGAAATATGGTGTCACGCTTATTGGTCAACTCAAACGCTTACATGATTTAAGTCGAGGAGCAGAGGCAGAAGGTCAATTTTCGTCTGCGATCAATGCCGAGAAGATACGCTCTGCACTTGGAGGCTTAACTATAGATCGAAGAGAAACAACTCATCAATTAGATCAACTATCTCGAGAAGAAATAGTAGCAAGACTCACAGAGATTAGAAAACAACATCCGTCTGCTTTTATTGAAGGTGATTTTAAGGTGGTCGGAGAGGATAAGGGGAGGACAAAACTCTCCGACCAAACATAAGCAATTCCTGATATTGCTCCGTGCCTTTTCTCTTTAGCATTATTATTCCTGGGAAGTCAAGTAAGATCAATTTTTCATATCTTCTTTTAATGCTAAACCTATTTGCATTGCTATTTGGGGAACTATTGCATTCCCCAACATTCTCAATCTTTGAGGTCTGTTTTGTTGGTTGACTGTGACTCTTGGGACTCCTCGAGGTTCGTCCATCCAATAGGATAACCCATTAGCCACTCTGTCCAATTCGCATTGAGTCTGCCGTCTCCCTCTTCTTGGAATATCTTGTGAGCCAAGTCCACTTGTCTGCCGTCCTTGAGTCTCTTCTTGTAATACTCGTGATTCCCGTTGTAACTGTGTTTCACTAGACCTGCATTCGGTGTCGGATATTTCCACTCCTTCATTCTTGGTGGTCTCAGAGTTACTCCGTTCATCATTGCTTGAGCCTCTTGTTCCGTCAGTTCTCCGTTCTCCACTTTCTTTCTGAAGATTAACGTCATTCCCTCCGAGGCATGACCGAACCCCTTCGTTGTCGGTGTCGGATAGTTTGTTTCGTAAAGAGCCATTGTCTTCTTGTCCACTTGCTCCCTTAGATTGCTCGGTCTCTTGCGACCTTTTCTGTGACCCTCTTGCAATTTCTTGGTTGCTTCCTCCGATCTCGGAGGTAGAGCATCCATTGTATTCGGTGTCGCCCACATTTTTGCAGATGATCCAGAGTCTGTCTCTTTTGTGTCTCGCTCCGACACTACTAGCCGAAACAACAAATTGCCTCGTATGGTAGTTGATCCTTTCCATTTCAAAGAGAACCTCGTCAAGTCCCATTGAGACATGCCCATAAACATTTTCGAAAACACAATAAGTGGGTCTTGTTTGTTCAACAATTCTATGGATGTACGGAAAGATGTGCCGAGGGTCTTCTTCGCCTCTGCGATTTCCCGAGACGGAGAAAGGTTGACATGGGTATCCACTTGTGAGCACCCATTTTTCTCCTTTGTTGAGTTTGTTTGAAATAAATCTTCTTGGGTCATTTGCGATCTCCTTAACATCATTATAAATTGGGATATCATTCCAATTCTTTTTTAAAACTTTTCTACACCATTCATCAAAATCACAGAACATAACTGGTTCTGCGAATTTTGCCCATTCGAAACCAAGAGAAAAACCTCCGATCCCACTACATAAAGAAACTTCTTTAATCATTCTTTTCCTCCAATAATTTTTGAATTTTTTCCTCTACTAAATCTGCAAACCATTCGCTATCTGTGATGACATCAAATTTATGTTCAAGGTAATCTTCAAATAATTTAGACATCTCTAATAGTTTATGATCTTGTGCTTGATTTTCCTGGGAGTGATGAAGAGGGTTAGTCCAAGGTTTTTGCTCTCTCATATTTCTTTCCTCCTATCAATATAAACTCTAAGATGAGTTGATGCGTATTGAGGTTGACCATGTTGATATTTTCTCCAATCAACATCTTTCCTCAAATGTTGTCCTTTAACAGTGATATAATAACCATCTTTATTTAAATATTTCTTCAAGCATTTAATAAATGATCTACCATATTCATTGTTAGGAACTTCTGTAAAATGATATCGTGGGACACAAGGAATACCTTGTGCCCTCCACTTTTCAATTGCTTTCGCTTTAATTTTTCTCATTTTCTATAATCTCCCTTTTTAATTTATCAACATCCATTGTATCGACTACATCAAATACTTGGTTCATCTCCTCTTCAGTTGGAAGACCAATCTTTTTGGCGATCTTATCAAGAGTATCTTGACCACTTCTACTCAATCGATCATAGTCCCAATACATTTGATCTACCCACTCTCTTAAATCCCAAAGATCTTTTAAAGTTAATTTAAGCATTAGATTGTGCCTCCCTTTGTCTTTCAATAAATTCATTCACATCTTTTTTACCAAACAAAGTTTTTGCTTGATCATCAGTTATAATGAATTCTCCACTTCTTTGATTGTCTGTAATAATCCAAGGTTTTGTTCTTGCTTTACTTTTGTAACCAACAAGAGTGTACCTAGGGTGTTTCTTTAATAAATCTATATCAAAGTATTTTGCCATTTGTTGAAGATCCTCATACTCTTTTTTTCTTTGTATGTCTTGAGGTGTCGTACCTTTGAAAGTAACAATCAATTGAAACTTTGCTTGGTCTTCCTCAAAAGTACAATTACCAAGAGTAAATTTAAAAGGTATCTTATCTGTTTTACATTCTGCATCTAGAACTTCTTGTAAAGTCATTCTAATATTTCTTAACATTGGTTTTGTAAATTTATCTGTCATTTGTGTCCTCCTTTGTCAGATAATATTTCATGTTATGCCTTGCCCATTCTGTGGGTTCGGCTCTTTTTGATAATGGGGCATACATTTGTTCATCTCCATCATCAAATTCTGATCTCTCAATATTTATTTCTTCCAAACTTGCAAACGAAGTATGAGTATAAGTTTGAAAACCACAATCTAGACAAAATGTACTTCTTGTATCGAATGGTTTCCAATCCTCACTAATCATATAATTTTCATTTCCACAATTTGGACATTCAGTATCATAACTATGACCACTCATTTTTTATCTCCCCAATAAAGTTTATAACCCTCTTCAGAATGTTTTTCGGCACAATCTTCGCACCTAAAATAATCTGCATGACTAAAGTCTATTTCACATTCATCAAACATTTCTGCACAACCATCACAAGTAACAGTTTTAGATAATTTATTTCTATGAATATGATGATATAATTCACTTGCCATATTATTACTCCCATCTTTTTACACCACAAAATTCAATGTCGTGTTCTTTATAGTTTGGGTTTTTTTCTAGTTCTGTTTTAATATCATCTGCTAAACGACTTATACTTATGTAAAGACGTTTCCCATATTCTTCTACGTCTTCTTCTTCATCAACATAGTCAAACACATCTATTGTAAAATAAGATTGATTACTCATTATCTATCCTCCCAATCGTTTTTATGATTTCTCAATGTATTTATTCCAAGATTAAAAACTAATTCATTATAAAATTCTGTTGTGCCTTTGCACTCATCATCTTTATTAATTATATCTTGCAATCTGTTGATAACATAGAACATACAAACTCTATTGTCTTGATTACCAAAACTTCCTTCTCCTTCTATTGGTGGTGGAATTAAATCATGTAATTCTGCATCAACAACTTCAAGATCATTTATCATGTTCTGCAAACTTATCTTTTTAATTCCTTTTTTATTCCAATCATTCACTTCTTCATTTAATGAACTTATTACATTATGTAATTTTTCAAATATTCGTTTCTGTTTCATTATGAAAACCTCCTTATCAAATCTAATTCCATTCTAAATTCTTCAAGCAATTCTTCTGCATATTGAACATACATCTGCGATCCAAATCGTTTGCGAACTTTTTCGATTACTTGCTCATTTGTGTAGTCTTCTATTTGTTCTCCAACAAATAATTCCACCTCAAGTAATTTGTCTTTCAATCTGCTCATTGTCTGCAATCCTCCTCTTTTAAAGTTTTTTCAAAATTGTTTATTACTATTTCTTTTTCCTTAATCATTTCTTGCAGTATTTTCTTAGTTAAATACATTCCATTAACTTGATTAACATTTTCTTGTATTGCTTTTAATCTCGCAATATCAATTATTAAATCATTCATTTAAATCTACCTCCCACATTGTATTGATTACATAAAATTAATAATTCTTTGAATGTCATTGCATCATATAATTTAACATTATGTTCTTCTTCGAAATATTCCCTAAAACTCCTTTTGTCATTCGATAAAAGAATATTCCATAGCAATTCAATCTTTACATTGTCTTGTTGCCAACATGAATTATTATTAATTATCTTTCTTAATTGTTCGTAAATACTCAATTATACCTCCACTATTTCATTAATATCTTTTACTTGATTTAATAATACTTTTGTTTCTTCAATCTCTTCGTCAATAATATCGTCAACATTCGTATTAAATAAAATGTTCCCAATTTTCATAATTTTAAATTCGTGATATAATGGATAACTTGATTTTTTATTAATCATTGTCATTTCTCCTTAATGGTAAAATTATTATATCTTCCATTTCTTCATCTGTTTTGAATTTACCCAAACAAAAATCAAAAGCTTGTTCGTATGTATCAAAACCAAGATTAAATAATTTGTATTGATTGTAGTCATAAATAAAATACTTGATCATTGTTTTTTCCTCCTAATGGGTTTTAAAAATAACTTGTCTTTTTGGTTGTTCCCAACATAAACCACAACTACCACAACTATTGGTTAATCCAATTTGTTCGGGACATTGTATTGATTTATTTTTTTGGGGTTTTTGTAATTCTTCAGAATTTGCAGAAAATTCTTGTTTTAGATCATTACTATATCTTATTGAAAATCTTTTTTTGTATTTAATTCTTAAACTTAAAATTGCTTGGGCAATATTTCTACTAGTTTCATATTTACTAGATGTACTATTTGCCGTGTATCCATAAATTGCAATGTTAGGATATAACGTCAACATTAAATCCCAAAACCAAACGTATTGAACATTAAAAAAATCGCCTAGTATATGCAATCTTAATAATGCTTTTTTCCCATTTAAAGATTTAATATCATTGTGTATTCTTGTTGTTAAAAGTAATTCATCTTTTGCACTCATTCTATGTGCAAATGGCATATTATTTCCGTAGCAATCGTCCCAATGAAAACAATCTTTTGGGCAAGTTTCTCTCTCTACTAATGTTAATGTATAAAATTTATAATTTTTAAATGTTCCCTTTAAAACTTCTTTTCCAAGTTTATCATTCGTACTTGGTTTTAAAACTTTAAATTGATAATCATTTAAATCGTGTATATTCTTTTTATACTTTGTAGTAATTAACATTATTATTGTCCTCCAATTAAGTATAGGTAATTATGGGAAATTATAATAGAAATGTCAAATGAAAAAAACTTTTTTAAACAAATAAAATTAACATTAAAAAAATCAGATTTTATACAAAAAATAGAAAATAAATATAATTCGGGTTTTCCCGATTTAATTATAATAAATGACAAATTACCATTATTTATTGAGTTAAAAGCACCAATAAAAGGAAATAGGATAAAACTAGAAAAATCCCAAATATCAACACATTTACGGATATTCAACAATAATTATATTTCTTTTATCTTGGTTCGTGATCCTCTTAGCACTAATGCATTTTTATTTGATGGATATCAAATAGCAATTTCAATGGTTCGTGGACTAGATCAACCGAGTTTCTTGGTTCATGATACGATTGCCCAATGTCTGCAAGTTTGTAATGATTTGGCAAAACAAAAATGAGCTTTGCGAGGCTTTTGTTTTAAGGAGTTTGCGAGTTTCAAATTTAAAAAAATTTTGCGAATTGGAAAATTAAGGAATTCATTTTGAAATAAAAAAAAGGAGGCGAAAGCCTCCTTTGATTAGATGATTGTAGATATAAAATGATAATCAATATATGTTGTATTTCTAGAGCGTATCATTGCATCTTGTAAATTGTTCACAACCGAGAAAGCCATATCCATTCCACAACCTCCAACGACTAAAGCGTCATATCTTTTGTTAGGTCTATAATCTAAATAATCAGAAATTAAATTATCAATGTGCCAAATTTCATTATTATGAATAATAAAAAAGCTAATATGTCTTGTCATTCCACTTTGTGAAACATGACGAATAATAGAATATATTTCTTGTTTTCTATTTAATAACTCATTTAGTTTTTTTTCTGCATAATAATAATTATCTAGTTTTTCTTTTTTAGTTAATTTAGTCGAATAACAATTAGTCATTTTTATTGCCCTCCAATTTTGTTAGTCGTGCATCAATAGTCTTTACTATTTCAACAAACTTAATTAATTCACTATTAAGAGTTTTACAATAGTCATGATTGACGTTGCACATTTGGTTTAATGTTTTCATTGTTTCTTGAACAATTGATAAATCAGATTTAGTCATTTTTCGTCCTCCTTTTGGTTAATTATTATTTATAGGATATTCTGGGAATATGAAATAGTCAATAAAAAAACCTGGTTCTTGCATCATATTTTATGATATTGCGTATCAAATTTTATTGTTTGACATGTGACATTTTTGCAACACTGTTGCATTTTTGCAACCCAAAAAAAATTTGACAAAAACAAAAACGAGCCTTGCGAGGCTTTTGTTTTAAGAAGTTTGCGATCTTGTCGTCTAAAAAAATAGGGGCCTTTAAAAAAAAGGAGGCTTTCGCCCCCTTCCTTTACCAATCTTGATAACCCCAATCTTCGGGTTCATCGCTATTGGTCAAACGCTGCTGCCGAGTGTGTTCACACTTCTCGCACAATGCAAGACCTCCGTAGGGATCGGTTCGCCCACACTGGACGAAGATCTCTTTATAATCCCAACCACGCTCAACGAAATAACTTATTTTATTATCACACATATTGTCCTCCTCGGTTAAGTGTTATAATCATTGTATAGGATCTTCTGGGATATTTCAACCTCTGCAATCCTAATAAATTTTGGCAAAACAAAAGGAAACGAAGTGGTCGCTTGCGATCCTTTTGTTTTAAGAAGTTTGCGATTTTGACTTTTAAACATTTAAAATAAATAAAAAAAGGAGAGCCGAAACTCTCCCTTTCCACCAAGGAAACTTGATTAATCATCTTCTGGCTCTTGCCATTCCTCTGGATGAGGAACATTCTTGTAAGGATATTGTTTTTGCAGAGGGTTGCCCCACTTATCATATTTTCCCCAGAATGGATTAACATGCCAGACATCCCTACCAGTAGCGATCCAAGGGCAATCTGGGTTTTGTCTTCCCTTCTCTCTTGCCTCGGCTCTGTCCCATTCGGTATCAGATGTATAAATAAAATCTCTATCATCTATCATTTCTTTTTCCTTTCGTTAACTTCTTTAGCTATATTTTTCAAAGATATTCTTGCTAACTCTCTAGCTTTTCTTTGTTCTTTTAAAATGTCCTTGATTGCAACTGTAGGCATTGGACGACCAGAATGAATAAAAGCCATTCTCATTGGGATGACTTCTGTATCATTACATTTTGTACAACATCTTCCATTGGAAATAGGGAAGGCATTATGCCCTCCCTCGTATCCATTGGCTTGTACATCTATTTCGCTTGTACAAATTGAACACTTCATTATTGTTGCCCTCCTTCCTCTTTTTGTTTCTTAATCATGTCTAGCTCGGTCTTCAAGTTTACAAGATAAGATCTTTTAACTAATTGATATTCTTGATTACCATAAAGACTATTAACCAAAGTATCGGTTAATTTATACATAACTTGATTAACAAGATCATCTAAATCAACGATCTCATTAACTTTCGCCTCCAGATCCTCAACATCTGATTTTAGTTGTTGAACATCTGTGTTCTCATAAATAGCATCATCGATACGAGAGTCGATCTGTTCGCTTATCTCTTGTTCGATTGCATCTTGAATATTAGACATATTGTCCTCCTTGGATTGATTAAGGGATTATTCCCAAATTCAGTGTATCCCAGTTTTTCCCATAAGTATATAGATTTACAGATTATATTTTTTGATACTACCTATCAAGTTTTCTGATCCCAGGCCTGTGGTAAAAATGTCACAGAGTGTGACATTTTTGCAACCCTAAAAAAATTTCGGAAAACATTAGCTTTGTTAGCAGAACTATAAATGCGATAGCATTTATTAGTGGAGCTTGCGAAGCTAATGTTTTAAAGGGTTACTAAAACAAAAAGGTAAATAACTTTAATGTTACAAGAGGGGGCACCCCCCTAAAACACGGGGCAAGGGTAACTTATATACTAATAATTACAATGATTGATAAATTCATTTAAATATATTATTGTTTGGGCATGAATCTAGATGTATTACCAAAAGACGTTTTACAAGAAGTTCTGTTACTGGAAGAACAGAAGAGACGACTTGAAACCAGAGAACTGGCTCAAACTAAATTTCTTGCCTATGCTAAACATGTATACGAGGGATTTATAGAGGGCAGACATCATCGTATTATTGCAGAAAAGCTCGAGGACATTGCATCGGGTAACTTGAAGCGTTTGATCATCAACATGCCACCTAGACACTCGAAGTCAGAATTAGCGTCATATTTAATGCCATCGTGGTTCTTGGGCCGTAATCCAAAATTAAAAATTATACAGGCTACCATGAACACGGAACTTGCTGTAAGATTTGGAAGGAAAGTCCGTGATCTTATTGCCGATCCCATTTATGCAGAGATCTTTCCCAAGACGGACTTGAAACAGGATAGCCAAGCGGCAGGTCGTTGGGAGACTAGCCGAGGCGGGGAATATTTTGCAGCGGGGGTGGGTGCAGCAATGACTGGTCGTGGTGCCGATTTGTTGATCATTGATGATCCACACTCGGAACAAGATGCATTGTCCACGGTTGCTTATGATAATACATATGAGTGGTACACTTCTGGTCCACGGCAGAGATTACAACCGGGGGGAACCATCATCATTGTGCAGACAAGATGGTCGAAGAAAGATCTGACAGGTCGTTTAATACAGAATATGGCAATGGATGCTATGGCAGATCAATGGGAGGTTATAGAATTCCCAGCGATACTACCGAATGATAAACCTTTATGGCCCGAGTTTTGGCAGACGGATGAATTGTTAAAGGTCAAGGCATCACTGTCCCCGGTCAAGTGGAACGCACAGTGGCAACAAAATCCGACCTCGGAAGCCGTTGCAATGATCAAGAGAGATTGGTGGCAGTTATGGGAGAGACCCGATACACCGAGACTAGATTATATAATTCAAAGTTACGATACGGCTTATAGTAAAAAAGAGACTGCCGACTATAGTGCGATTACAACTTGGGGAGTTTTTGAGCCTAAAGAAGATGGTGATCAACATTTGATAATGTTAGATGCGAAAAAAGGTAGGTGGAGTTTTCCAGAGTTGAAGCAGATTGCGATAGAAGAGAATGAATATTGGGAACCCGATATGATGTTGATTGAGGCAAAAGCAAGTGGACAACCTTTGGCAGACGAGTTAAGACTATTGAATCTGCCTGTTACTACGTTTAGTCCTGGCAGACGAAGAGGTGGTGGGGGTATAGATAAAACTATGAGAATGCATATTGTGTCGCCTATTTTCGAATCTGGTAAAGTATGGTATCCTGAAGGGGAAAAATTTGCAGAGGATGTGATAGAAGAGGTTGCATCTTTTCCGAATGGAGAGCATGATGACTATTGTGATAGTATGACAATGGCTATCATGCGTTTTAGACAAGGTGGCTTTATCGATTTAAAAGGCGAAGAAATTCCAGAGAATTGGTATCCAAGAAGAGCAAGGGAATATTACTAATGGCAGGCAAAAAGAAATCAAAAGGTAAAGTGGTCGGTTTTACTGGCAAACATAAATTAGATAAGTATTTAACAAAAGATGAAATAAAGCAATTAGATCCGTTTGGCGTGGATCTTCTTCTTCAAATACAAGAGGGTGTTAACAAACCTACTAAAAAAGTCATGGGAGGATTTACTGTTACTAACAGATTCTCAGACATACTACTTCCAGAAAAGAAACGAACCACAAGGATCACATAATGGCAATAGAACCTAGACAAATAGCGGGTATGGTAGAACAGTCGATGGGAGCAGGAGGGCAGATGATGCCCGAAGAAGATAGTCTTCAAATTGATTTACCAGAAACTTTAAATGATTTACCCGAGGGTGTAGAACTTGCTGAAGAAGAGGCACTAGAAATTGAAACCGAAGAATACAGACATGATGCCAATCTCGCAGAGGTTCTTGATGAGTCAGTTTTGGGAGACTTATCATCAGACATACAAGCCAAGTTCCGTGAGGATATTGAGTCTAGAGAAGATTGGGAAGAGGCGATTGCCAAAGGTTTGGGGTTACTCGGCATCAATTATGAAGACCGAAGTGAACCTTTCTTAGGAGCAAGTGGTGTAACTCATCCGTTGCTCTCTGAAGCGGTGACCCAGTTTCAAGCACAAAGTTACAAGGAGATGTTACCAAGTGGAGGACCTGTAAAGACTCAGATCCTTGGTGCACCGACCTCGGAAACTGAAGCACAAGCTCAGCGTGTAGAAGATTTTATGAATTACCAGATAACAGAGGTCATGGAAGAGTATGACCCAGATACAGACCAGATGTTATTTTATTTGCCGTTAACTGGTTCTACATTTAAAAAAGTTTATTTTGATGAAACAAAACAGAGAGCCGTTTCTAAGTTTGTACCAGCAGAAGATTTGGTTGTACCATATTCAGCTAGTGATTTAAGAACAGCAGAGAGGGTTACTCATGTAGTTAGAATGACATATAATGATATTCGAAAACTACAAGTAGCAGGAGTATATAGAGATGTCGAACTATCTAGTTCAGATTATGACGAAAACCAAGGAGATATCCAAGAGCGTTCTGACGAGTTGTTGGGATTACGTCCAAATTATTCTGATGACTCTTACACCTTACTGGAATGCCATGTTGACTTGGACTTGGAAGGTTTTGAAGACATGGATATTCAGGGGAATCCTTCGGGGATTATGCTCCCTTATATTGTCACCATTGATCAAAATTCTGGAAAAGTGCTATCGATTTCTAGAAACTTTAGAGAGCAAGACCCATTAAAACGAAAGATACAACATTTCGTACATTTTAAATTTTTACCCGGTTTTGGGTTTTATGGTCTTGGATTACTACACACAATCGGTGGTTTGTCTCGTGCAGCCACATCAATATTGAGGCAATTAATAGATGCAGGTACTTTATCAAATCTTCCAGCAGGTTTTAAATCGAGGGGTGTTCGTATTCGTAATGATGACGAGCCTCTTAATCCTGGTGAGTTCAGAGATATCGATGTCCCAGGCGGAGATCTCAAAAATTCCATCATCCCACTGCCATATAAAGAGCCATCAGCTACATTAGCACAACTTTTAGGTGTTGTTGTTGACTCTGGTAGACGTTTTGCACAAGTTGCAGACGCAAAAGTTGCAGATGTGAACTCTCAAGCACCAGTTGGAACAACAGTTGCCTTGATTGAGCAAGGTTCTAAGATAATTTCAAGCATACATAAGCGTTTACATTACGCTCAAAAGCAA